CTACACCACTTATTGCAGCAGATGTTATTGGTTGAACAACCATTGCCCATGGAAGATCCTCGCATGGTAAATCATCTTTATTTTCAGTATGAATAGAATATACTCTTACCTTAACCCTACCCAACTCCTGTGGATCGTTTCTGTCTTCAACAACTCCTATAAAGTTTCTAAAGTTGGTAAAAGAATCTGTTCCTGTTTGCATTATGCCCCCGGTAATTCACTATTAGCTGTGCTTTGTTTCATTACAATGTTCTTTTCAGGTCTATCTACATTTGCTTTATAGCTCTCTTTACTACAGTTTATTATACATTTGTATACCTGTCCATCTATTAAATGGGTCACTCTTGTAATAACATGCTTGCCAGATATTTTCTTTTCTTGTAATTTTTCTTCTGTAAATCCTGCTAGCTCTAACATATCTAAATCTATAACTTGTCCTACTGATAGATTAGAGTTGCCTGGTACCACTAAATTTAAAGAAACTTGAGATAGACAATCAAGGTAAAACTTTCTTCTTGGAATCAATTCCTTTCTCTTATCATCTACACCAATATTGTTTATCCATTTAGTACTGTTAATAATATTTAAGTGTTCGTCTATTATAGCTTTTGAATCTAATGACATAGCAACGTCATCTAAATGTGTAAATGTTTTAAAGTCCTCTTTAATTCTTACTTCTGTGCTATTTACTCTTTGATTAAGTAGGTCTATTTCTCTTACAGCATTTGCATAAGCACCAGATTTTATTTTTTTCAATACATCTTTATTTGTTGGAAGTTTTAAACTTTCTATACTAAACTGTGGGTTACCGTCTTTCACTGAAGCTGTAGGCGAATACTTATATGTTATAGCTTTGTTTCTATTATCATCAATTGTTTTTTCTAAGTTTTTAAAATTATATCCATCCACTGTTTCATAAAATGAAAATAATGATGCTCTATATCTTGCATCATATGCCCTTCTTTGAAAAAAGGCCATACTTTCAAAAGGTGTCATGCCTGGTACAATATATGTATATACACCAGTAGTATCGTCTATTTCAATCTTTCTCTTACTGCCCAACTTATCATATACATTTTGGACTGCTTTATTGATTGGTCCCTTAAACGATTGGTTTATATCCATGCTGGATTGTTTAAAGTGTTCTGGTGTTACTCCATATAATGTATATACTTTGATATCATTCTTTTGTGGATCGATGTCAATATCAACTCTAAATATTCTAAAAGTTAATGTTACGATTCTATCTTCTTCTGGAAAACTTTTAAAAGATAATTTATAAGTTTCTGTTCCATCAAAATCTACTACGCCTAAGCTGTCTGATGTATCAACAACTGCCATTTTAGATGACAAAGAAGGTGTAAATATATCTTCTTTGATAGACATAGAAGTCATTGAATCGCTAACATCTATCTCACCTCCATCATATGTAACGACGATTGGAGTTAATCTTTCAAATTGATTTACTGCAAAGTTTGCTGACATTATTCATTCTCTAACATGGCTTCTCTTAATATTTCAAAAGCATTACCTGCAACTCTTGAATCTATTAACTTTATCGTACGCTTAGCCTCATTCTTGTCTTGCTCAAATTTATACTGTCTTACAGCAGTATATTGTCCTTGAACTATAGATGTGTTCCATGATTGTGCGCCCATATCATATGTGTCTTTAGATATGATTGTACCTTTTGTGTTATGTACGTAATGTACTATGTTTGTAGTGATTGTTGTATCTTTTGCTGCTTCAATTGATCCATACTTGTCTTTTATAAAATCTTGAAATTGACTTTCAGTTAATGGCCAATCATAATAAGGATCCACAATATTATTAACTAAAAATATTAACCAAACATAATTTACGTTTCCATAATATGCATCTGCTATAGTATCTGGTCTTTGTCCATCTTTAATAACATAGTCATATATAATGTTTGGATTATTAATTAATTTTTGTTTTATAAGAGGTCTAGCAATTAAGTTCTTTGCAATCTTTGTACCATATTCTATACTTGGTATATTATTAAAGTATCCTCTAACTGCCATTAGCCTACTCCTCCTCCAGGTGTTTTATCTTGCCCAAGTTCTAAACCATCATCATAATCTTCGGCAGTCCATATTTCTGTTTCTTGGAATCCTAAAGTAAGATCAATTCTTGTTGGTGCACCAGTTCCAGCAAAAAATAAATTATCTCCTTCTGGTTGATAGTTTACTTCTACATCTGTTATAGCACATCTTTTAAAGTAATGTAAGTTTTCTTGAACACCAGCATAATATAAGTCTACTTGATTAGGATAATTTAAAAAGAAGTTAGCACTGTTACCATCTGATTTTTGTTCTGGGTGACTCATTTTTTGTATCAATCTAATTAATGATCTAAGTCGTTTAGATTCACTTGGATTTGAAGGTGCTAGTTTCCATTGTAAACTAAATGTTTTTAAGTCAACGTTTTTAAATAATAAAACAACATGAGGATTTACAACATTACCAAAAGCCTGATCTGCTGCAGCTCCAAAGCCTTGACCTAATTCATTAATTGCTGCTCTACCAGTTGCTGCTGTTCCCTGAATGGATGCCTTCAATAGATCCATCATTCCGCTACCTTCTTCTCCACCGCTTACATTACCTACAGCTAGATTACCTTTGTTATCTATTGCAGTTTTTATTTTAGAAACAGCTCCTGCTATTGCTCCACCAACAACTCCGAGTTCATCTTGATTATATTTTACAGCTGATTTGTCTACTATTCCTTGTCCTGGTAAAGGTAAAGCTATAGATGCAATGATATCATCTTTTGGAGAGCTTTGATATCCCATTTTAAATTTTACAAAATTCATTATAAAGCTATGTGTACCTAAGTCATTCGGATACGAATAGAATCCAACCTGAGAATTTTCTCTGGTTTTTTTAGCTATTGCCTCATCAGGGAAAGTTGTTCCCCTATTTGATCTGCCTGCTTCAAAGTCTGCCATGTGTGTTCCTATCTATAAATACCTTTATGGCTTATTCTGGAAAATTTGTACCTCACAATCCAAAAAAATATAAAGGTGATGCCTCTAATATTATTTATAGAAGTTTGTGGGAGTTCAAACTAATGAAATACCTAGATTCTCATAGTCAAATAGTAAATTGGTCATCAGAAGAGTTTTGTATACCATATAGAAGCCCTATTGATAGAAGAATGCATAGATATTTCCCAGACTTTTGGGTTGAAAAGGATAATGGAGAACAATTAGTTATAGAGGTAAAGCCTAAACAACAACTTATTCCACCTAAAAAGGGTAAGAGACAAACAGTAAGATATTTGAAAGAGATGAGAACATTTGCAGTAAATCAAAGAAAATTTGAAGTAGCGCAGGAGTTTTGTAAGAATAAAGGTATGAAGTTTATGATAATGACACAAGATGAATTAGGAGTTATTGGATAATGCCAGCATATTTTTTCCAAAAAGCAGTAGAGATGACAAGCGAAGAATTCGATTTTGAATTCAAGTCAATGAGAGAAATGTATAAAAAGTTTGAAGGGGATCCTATCAAACGATTGAGAGAGCTTGGAGAAGAAGAGGCTAGAAATAGTCCTAATCAATTATTACAAAGCGCAGGTAGAACAAAAAGACTTTTGCCTGGTAGAATGTATATGTTTAATTATAGGAACCCTATATCAAAAGCTAGCGCTGATTATTATGACATGTTTCCTGTAGTATTAGTCATGAATGTATATCCACGAAAAGATTATTTTCAAGGATTAAACTTTCATTACCTTCCTCCAATATATAGAGCAGAGTTAATGGATCAACTTTTTCCATTTGTAATGAACTCTGGAACGCAGGGTGATGAACTGTCTACAACTATAAGAGCTAAATTAGAACCAAGAATTACATATGAGTTTATGAAGAAGAGAAGAAATCTAATGTCGTTCAAACCCTTGTTTAAAAGATACAATATGAATAATGTAATAGGACAGTATCTATATGTACCTCCAAAGGCTTGGGACTTTATTATGATGATGCCTTTAGCGCGTTTTAGGAAAGCTGGCATAAATAGAGTATATAGAGATTCTTTAACAGAAAGAAGAAAAAGAAGACAATAATGGCAAAATTAAAAGACGTAGCAAAAACTTTGTTTAACTTAGGTAAAGGTATTGGCCTTGAGAAGCCACGTGAGGGTGGTCAAAAGGAATTTAACTTAGATAAGTTTAAAGGAGCATTACAACAAGATAATTCATTAATGCGTGCCAATAGATACGTTGTAACTATTATACCAGGACCTGGATGGACGTGGACAAGTGAACAAGCTAAGCAATTAGTCTTTTTCTGTGACGCTGTTAACATTCCAGGTGTTACTATTAACCCATCAGACATAACAAGATTAGGGCTTGGTACATTTGACAGAAGACCTGGTAGAATGTTGCCGTCGGAAATATCTGCAAGTTTTATGCTTGATCAAAATGGAAACAACCTAAACTTTTTTCAAAACTGGGTAACCAATATTGTGAATATGGATGCTTCCAGTCCCAATCACGAGAGTGGAACTGCTCTCTATGGTGAACAATATTATAGAGATAATTATATTGGTACAATGGAAATTGCAACATATGATGTCTCTGCAAATAAAATTTTAACTTTAACAGCTTATGAGGTATGGCCAAACGTACTTGGAGATGTTACAGTTGGATGGGCTCAGAATGATGAATATGCAAGAGTCCAAATAAACTTCCAATTAAGATATTGGACTACAGATTTACTACCTGGTCCTGATGCTGCTAGTGAAAGAGCATTAGGCGGGTTCGAAAGATTGATAAGATTGGGTACTGCTGGACAGTCTTTAATCTCATCTATGAAAACTCCTAATAATGTAGGAGATGCTATAAATATAGTAAGTAATGCACAAACCTTCCTAGGAACATTGGGAGGAAGAGGTTAAATAATGGAGAAATATAATGGCTTTACCAAAACTTGATACACCTACTTTTGATTACACATTGCCAGTTTCACAAATACCTGTAACTTTTAGACCTTTTTTAGTTAAAGAAGAAAAATTGTTATTGGTTGGAAAGGAAGCAAATGTGGCTCAACAGGTGAACGCAATGAAGCAGGTTTTATCAAATGTGATAATATCGCCTGTAAATTTAGAATTAGAAAAACTACCATCAGTAGATTTAGAGATGTTGTTTGTTCAACTAAGAGCTAAGTCTGTACAGAATGTTGTAGAACTTCAATATAGAGATAAGGAAGATAATGAGGTTTATAAGTTTAATATAGACTTAGAAGAACTTGAACCTACTATAGATCCTGACCATTCAAATGAAATAGCTCTTGATAAAGACTTAACAATTGAATTAAGAGATCCAGATATTGGAGTCATGACACAAGCTGGTATGAATGTTGGTGAAGGTGATGATATAGACAATGAAGAAATATTTAAACTTATAGCTGGTTGTATAGTTAAAGTTTATGATAAAGAAAATGTTTATGATGACTTTACCAAAAAAGAGGCAATTGATTTTGTTAAAAGTTTTGATATAAAAAGATTCGAAAAGCTAAGAGAGTTTTTTGATACATTACCAAAACTAACATATGAACTTAATTATGTGAATAAGAATAAGAATAAAAGAAAGATTGTACTCACGGGCGTATCTGATTTTTTTTAGTCCTGCTGAGCCATAATTCGCTAGCAAACTATTATTCAACAGTCTTTGCGATGGTTCAGCATCATAAATATAGTATAACAGAATTAGAAAATTTAATTCCTTACGAAAGGGATATCTATATTGCAATGCTGCAAGAGCACCTTCAGAAAGAGAAGGAGAGACACGAAGCTCAGCAGCAGAAGATGAATAGGAGCATAAAGTAATGGCTGAGCCAGAAAAGAAAAAAATACAAATCGAATTAGAAGTAGATACTAATACAGTTAACAGTGGATTGAATCCATATCAAAAATGGATATTCTTAGCACAAGCTATCGATGCTTGGAGAATATTCCCAAGAGCATTTTTAAGTGTTTACATATTTCTTCTATACTATGCAACCATGTGGTTCATGGGATTAGAAGATCCAACATTAGAACAATCAGGTCTTATCAGTATCATAGTTGGTGCAGGTGCTGCTTGGTTTGGTCTATATGCTGGTACATCAAAATCAAGTAAGTCGTTTAACGGAGACAAGTAATGGCACTTCCTGCTGTTCAAGAAGGTAATCCAGATTTATCAATGGTCGTTGGCGAGATCAAGGATCTCGTTGATGGCGTTGTTGAAAACCTAACAGCAATAAAAATAACTCAAATGGATATGGCTAGAGGCATTGGCGATTTAGTTGCCAAAGCAGAGTTAGACTTTGAGCAAATGGCAGACGCTGAAGCAGAATCATTAGATGCAGAAGTTGTAGATGCAGAAGCAGCTAGTGTCATGGATAGTAATGATGGAACAGTTATTGATCTTCTAATGGAGATTAAAGATGCTGTTAAAGAAACAGCAGAGTATACAAAGACATCAGCTGATGCAGATAAAGAAGCTAGTGAAGATGTTTTAAAAGATGATTTAGGTGATCCTACAAAGAGAGAAGGATCAAAGGCTGCTGAAGGTGGAGATAAAGCTGTCAAGCAACAAGGATCGCTTATTCAAAAAGTACTTGGAGGATTATTAGGTCTATTTGCTGGGCTATTTGTAGGATGGCTAAAAGCATTAAAGTTTGTATTCAATAGAGGTTTCCTTGCTAAGTTTGGAACCTTTTTTACGAACTTCTTCAAAAATTTAAAAACTAAATTCAGTGGAGGAAAGTTAGCAAAAGGTTTTGCACGAATCGGACAGTTCTTCAAGTCTATCGGATCTTTCTTCGGAAGAATATTTAAAGTCATAAAACCTATATTTTCATTTTTCAAATCAATAATTAGTATAGCTGGAAGGGTAATGGGAATTGTAAGTAAGATATTTGCTCCATTATTAATTATTGGAAGTATCTTTGAAACA